CATGACAACGATGGTTTCAGCGCCGCAATCGCATTTGCAGAGCCACGCACGCCTATTTTTATGATCATGCGTGGACGACAGGGCCGTGAGTTTTCCAAACTGTCGGCCTGTCAGATCCAACCGCCTCGCCATTAGATGAGGTCTGCTATCGTAGCGCCAGGCGTGTAGGCGTTGTTGACCAGATCACAGGCGTTTTTATGATCCTCACCGCGTTCGAGGCGGATTTTCATGGCCTCGTTCAAAACACGCAGATCGGCATCAGAAAATCTCTCGGTATTTTCTGACGTGAAAAAATCCGCTTCATTTTCTCTGGCAATTTCATCTGCCCAGCCCGCGAAATACCAATCCTCGATATTGGTATTGGGCATCACGCCGTAGGCGATAATCGCGTTAGCGTCGCCAGCATAAACGCCAGCAGCATCAGCATCCGCCATATCACCGCTGTAGGCCTCTACAACCGTCGGTTTGTTTTTAACGATTTGCAAAGCTTTTTCAATAGCATCTCTGTTAAGCATTGTCTTGATTCCCTGTTGCCTGGCGCTGGGCCTATCCCCTCGCCTCATGAAATGAATATATATCTGCATTGCGTGAAATGCAATGAAAAAATGCAATGCAGATATATTTTTTTATGCCATTCAAAAAGCAAAAACGGCGCATACCGCGCCGTTCATGTTCAGTTCATCCAAAAGTGGCATCCAAGCCAGATGACGCCTGATGTCATCATCAGGCAATGCAGATATTTAAGCATCTTCCTCGTCCCGCGTAGCCACGAAATATTCACCATCTTCGTCAAAAAAAAGGATGTTTTTTTCGTCCCAAGATTCAAAATTACAGTATTTTTTTTCATCCGGCCGCTCGCCGCCAAATGTAGGCGTCGGCATATCAAGCACGTCAAAATCAGCCCTGCGGTAGTGGCGCTTTTCTTTTAAAATTTCTTCAAAACCACAGCTATACTCGTCTCCCCCGCTTTCGTGCAGCGCCTCCATTTTTTCGGCGTAAGCACAAGCGGCATTATATTCATTGAGCGCGTCCCGAAGGTCGTAGAGGTCTTTCGCAGCCGCAACTGCGTCCTTGAAATCGCGTTCGATTTTTTCTTGATCCTCAACCTCATAAAGAGCCGGCGGCGTCTCTGTGCCGCCCCAGTATTCGGGGTGCTGCCAGTCCCCGGCATCCATGTCGTGGGCCTCGCACCGCTCATCCAGCCAGGCGTGCGCCGCCTCAAGGCTATCATGCACTGCACTCATCAGGGAGCGGCTGTCAGTGGTGTAATATTTCATTGTCTCGATTCCCGGTTTATGGCGGTGGGCCTATCCCCTCGCCTCATGAAATGAATATATATCTGCATTGCGTGAAATGCAATGAAAAAATGCAATGCAGATATATTTTTTATCGCACCGCCTGATGGCCATGCCTCTGCCAGGCGCTGCCTGATCACAATGATCACGATCGGCTGCGCCACACTTCGCCCATTGCCGAGCCTACATCACGCCGCCGCATCCCCTCTCTCACCAGCACAGCCGCGCTGCTCAACACACACTATATATAAAGCCAAGCAGAAAAATAAAACATATAAATATCAATGACTTATCAGAAAAATAAAATACAAAATAAATAAATATAAAAGAACAATAGTATATAGATCAAACAACAACAGTATATAAATAAAATTAAATATAATTCTCTAGGTTCTTCCCGGCCCCACCCCCCAACGGGTGCCGGGCGAGCGCGGGGGTGGGCTAGAATTTGGGTTTTAAAATTGGTTAATTTGGATTTAAGGGGACGGAATTTTTGCTTTTTTGCTTCTTTGTGCGGGTTTGGCGCGGGGAATTGTGTTGACTGATTGAGGTAAATCCGGCTTTGGTTGCTTAAAGGCTGAAAAAACTTAATATTCGGTTGCCGATGCAGACAATAACGATCAAGACCAATGCCAACCAGGTTGTGCGGTGGCTGAATGACGCGGCGCGTAGCCAAGTGCCGTTCGCCACATCGCGGGCAATTAATATTTTAGCTGTTAAAGCCCGCAACCAGGAACAAAGCAAAATTCCCGATGTTTTCGACGTTCGGACGAACTGGCTTTTGAAGAAAGGCGCCATGCCTGTCGAGGCAAGCAGCAAGCGGCAGTGGCCGAACGTTCATGCGGTGATCGGGGTGAAGGACAAGATCCCGGCGCTGAACGTGACCGGCGGCGATTGGGGCGGTGAGACAGCCGGAACGATGGGTGTGCCGCTTTCCTCCAACGGCGCCGACATGGGGACGCGGGAAAAACTGAACCCCGGCAAGCGCGTGCTGCGTCCTTCCCTGCATCCGAAGGCGCTTCTCGATGCCTCAAAGGTGCTGAAGCCCGCCAAGGCCATGCGGAAGAGGAAGACGCAGGCATCCTTGCGTACCGTGCTGAAATACAACCGGCCTTTCATCACCAACATCAAGGCCGGCAACAACCTGAAAGGGCGGCACGTTCTGGCGGTGCGGACGACACGCAAGCGCTATCCCCTGCAAGTGCTGTACATCTTCAAGAAAAAGGTGAAGATCCCGCGCCAGTGGTTTCTGGATAAGAATGTGGAAAAATTCGTGCGGCAGGAATTTGCCGTCATCTTCCGCCGGGAACTGGATAGGGCGCTGGCGTCGCGTAAAAAATGACCCAATGGGTAACGATCAAGGAATTCGCGCAAAAAGTGGGGGTCAGCATCCCCATGATGACGCAGGCCATTCAAGCCGGGCGGCTGCCGAATTCCGTGGAGGTGACAAAACAGGGGCCGCGCCGCAACCTGTACCGCATCGACCTGGAAGTGGGGCTGAAGGAATGGCACAGCAACGCGGATAAGCGGGGAGGCAAGCGCGGGCCGGGCTTGGACGGCACCATGCAGCTTGGCTTTCAGGAACTGCTGGCCGATGTGCAGGCCGCCGCGCCGCCGCCGGAAGAGCCGATCAGGACAAAGAAGCAGCGCCAGGCCGACAAGGAAAAGAAGGAGTCTCTTGCCGCCACCTACGCCGAAAGCAAGGCGATCAAGGAATCCTATCTTGCCGAAATGGCGCGGCTGGATCTGGAGGAGCGTTCCGGCAAGCTGGTTTCAGCCGACGCGGTGAAGGTGCTGGCGGCGAAAACGGGGCGCATGGTGCGGGACGCCATTTTGAACGTGCCGGGAAAACTGGCCGGCCAGCTTGCAGGGATGGAAGACCCGCACGCCATAGAGTTTCTGCTGCTGGAATACCTGACGAAAGCAATGGAAAGCCTGCCCGATGCTGGCAAACGCTGAAGATATTTATCTGGAAGCCTTCTTCGGCGGATTCATGCCTGACCCCGTGACGATGACGGTTTCGGAGTGGGCGGATAATCACCGCTTCCTGTCCAGCAAATCAGCAGCCGAGCCGGGGCAGTGGGAGACCAGTCGCACGCCATACTTGCGTGAAATCATGGATTGCCTGTCCGCCACCAGCCCGGTGCAGCGGATTGTGTTCATGAAGGGCGCGCAGGTAGGCGGAACGGAATGCGGGAACAACTGGATCGGCTACGTGATCGATCTGGCGCCCGGCCCGTTCCTGATGGTGAACCCTTCCCTTGACGTGGTGGAGCGGACGACGAAACAGCGTCTTGATCCGATGTTTGCCGAATCGCCGCGCCTGGCGGCGAAGGTAGCGGATAAGAAAAGCAAAGACTCCTCCAACACCATGAAGGCGAAGGAATTCCCCGGCGGCCTGCTGATGCTGACGGGGGCGAACGCGCCCGCCTCCTTGCGGTCAATGCCCATCCGCTACCTGTTCATGGACGAGGTGGATGCCTACCCCGGCGATGTCGGCAAGGAAGGTGATCCGGTGGAACTGGCAACAGCCAGGACGCGCACCTATCGCCGAAACCGGAAGATTCTGCTGGTATCGACGCCGACCATCAAAGGTCATAGCAGGATAGAGACCGCCTTTGAGGAATCCGATCAGCGGTATTTTTACGTGCCTTGCCCGCAATGCAGACATCGCCAGCGACTGGTGTTCAGCAATCTGAAGTGGGAAAAGGGCAAGCCGGAAACAGCGTATTATGTTTGCGAGGGCTGCGGCTTCCCCATTGATGAGCGCCTGCACAAGACGATCATGCTGGCGCAGGGAAGCTGGGTGGCGCATAAGCCGGAAAACACCAGGGCGCGCGGTTATCACTTGAGCAGTTTGTATTCTCCCTACGGCTGGATGTCGTGGGCGGATATCGCCGAACAGTTCGAGCAGGCGAAAGGCAAGCCTTCGGAGTTGAAAACCTTCATCAACACCGTGCTGGGCGAAACATGGAACGACAAGGGCGAAGCGCCCGATCATGAAGCCCTGTACCGCCGCCGGGAGGAGTATAGTTTCAACACCGTGCCGAAGGGCGGGCTGTTCCTGACAGCGGGCGCCGACGTGCAGCGCGATCGCATCGAGGTTGAAGTGGTGGCCTGGGGGCCGAACATGGAATCCTGGTCAATCGATTACCGGGTGCTGAAAGGCGACACCAGCCAGAACGAGGTATGGGACAGGCTGAAAGCCATGCTGCATGAGCGCTGGCCCCATGAAAGCGGCGCGTTGATGGCGTTGCGCTTCCTGGCGGTGGATAGCGGCGATCAGACGCAAACCGTGTACAACTGGGTGCGGACGGTTGCCGACGAGCGGGTAATGGCGATCAAAGGCGTCGATAATATGCTGACCATCTTCGGACAGCCAAAGCAGGTTGATATCAACTATCAGGGGCAAAAAATCTATCGCGGCTGCAAATACTGGCCCGTAGGGGTGAGTGTGGTCAAAACCGAGCTTTACGGCTTCCTGCGGCAGAAACCGCCACTGGAGAAAGACGAAGCCCTTCCTTACGGGTTCTGCCATTTCCCGCATTACGATATGGACTATTTCAAAGGGATTACGGCGGAACACCGCATCAGCAAGACAGTGAACGGCAGGCCGGTGCTGCGCTGGGAAAAAAGCTACGAGCGCAACGAACCGCTGGACTGCCGTGTTTATGCCCGTGCCGCCGCCGCCGTGTTCGGCATCGACCGTTTTCAGGAAGAGCAATGGCAGCAGCTTCAACAAGAGCTTGCAGCGCAGTTGAAACCACTGAATAATGCGCCGACGAAACAAGAGCGCCGGGTGAATCCGTTTACCGGCCGCGACAAGTGGATTTAACACATGGCTTATACGGTTGACGATTACAATGCCCTGGTGAAAGCCATCGCCAGCGGGGCGCGCCGGGTGAAATACCAGGACAGGGAAGTGGAATACCGAAGCCTGGATGACATGATCCGCCTGGAAAACAAGATGAAAGCTGAATTGTTCCCCGCCACCACCCCTTCAGGCCCGCGCCGGGTCGTCGGGATTTTCTCGAACGGTCTGTGATGCTGAACTGGATTGATAAAACGATAGCAGTGT